TGCTCGATGTCATAGAGTCACTCGCAGGAGAGCCGGTTTCTAGTCCAGATCGTCAGCGCCTCATAGACGCACTAACTCAGCTTCTTCCGTTCCGGTCTATATTCGGCGTGGGAGAGCCTGGTGGAGGGAAGTAATGCCTTTCGAACCTGATGGCTTGATATACAGAGATTCCGTAACAGGTCAAGAAGTTCTAGACGTTCAAACAGCTAGACCTGAGACCCTGATGAGAATCCTTCTAGAAAAGGTTCTACCAGACTTCGACTGGGACGGCGACGACGTCAGGGATACTCCGAAGCGCTTCGTCAAGATGCTACGCGAGCTAACAGATGCTAGCGAGCATTGGCAATTTACAACCTTCAAGACAGACGCTCACGAACTAGTGGTTGTCAAGAACATTCGGTTCGTAAGTCTATGCTCACACCATCTAGCGCCTTTCACAGGTATCTGCCATGTAGGCTACGTACCTGATGGACTCATTGCAGGTCTATCCAAGATAGCGCGTCAGGTTCAGACAGCAGCTAAGACTCCCGCAGTCCAGGAAGAACTAACTACAGACCTGGCAGATACGTTCAATGATATCCTGAATCCACAAGGTATCATTGTCGTCATGAAGGCGTTCCACAGCTGCATGTCGCTGCGAGGCGCACTAGCACACGAGACCGAAACGGTCACCAGCGCTGTCAGAGGCGTCTTCGTCGATAACAAGCGCCACGTCAAAGAGGAATTCTTCAAGCTGTTGGGGCTGTAATGATTCCGATAGAAGTAGCAATTATCCCTCCAGGCGCTCTCGCACAGCGGTACTGCGAAAACCGTCGTATACAGATGGCTCTGGCAGGCGAACTCATTCATCCTAACGGAGGAGAACCTCCGAACGGTCACTATCTCGACTTCTACAACCAGGCATGGAAGAGTCACCATGTCGAGTGGCTACTAGACAACGGCGCCTGGGAAGGTCAACGTCTGAACAACAACGACCTTCTGCGAGTCGCTGCACGCTACGGTGCAACAGAGCTAGTAGCACCTGACGTCCTAGGTGATCCTTCCGCGACGCTAGCACTCACTCAAGAGTTCCTGGGACTTCTACGAGACTCGCCGAAGCTGCCTTTCGGACAGGTCCCACGCATTGCAGTCGTAGCTCACGGGCAGAGTCTTAACGAGTCTCTGGCGTTCGTATCCGAACTGAACCACTGCGACACGAGTCATCATGTCAAGACGATCTCTATCAGCCGAACTACCTGCTACAGGTCAGGCAACCCTACAGCTAGGTTTGAACTGGCTCTAGAAATCAAGAAGCGCTACGGTATTCGTTACGATATTCACCTGCTAGGCTTTAGTGACCAATGGCCAACAGAGCTTCAGCACTGCGCCTCGGTATCTGGTCTAGTTCGGAGCATGGATACTATTGCGCCCTTCTCGTATGCACACAGAGGAGTAAGCATAGAAGAAGTCGGCAGAGTAGAAGTACCGCGGCCTGATAACTACTTCGAACTCACTTATGCAGACTTCGATCACGACCTACTGCTGCACAACATCAACGTCCTCGACCAGTGGGGTCGTACTCCGATTCAGAGGTGGAAATCATGACAGAGCGTATAGTTATCATTCCACGCAACGAGAACTGGGAAACACCTTCAGGCTGGTTCGTGATAGAGTACTACGCAGGCTACGGTCTACTAGGCAGTGCTGGTATACCTTCTGCAGCACGTATCACAGACGACCCTGAACACCATGAGCTTATACAAGTCCTACAGTCGTTTCCTTCCGAACACGTCTGTACTCAAGGTGTCTGTAACGAGCACGCAGGAATTCATCCTGAGAACATCCACATGACAGAAAGCATCGATCTACGTACTCAGGGTGAACTGCGCCCAGAGTACTACAAGACTGAGTCAGGTCTGGAACCATGGGACGTTATTAAGGCCTTTCGTCTAGATTACTGGCGAGGCAATGCAGTTGCATATCTCCTGCGAGCAGGTCGTAAGCCTGGAGATAGCGGCGGCAACGGTGCTATATCAGACATACGGAAAGCGTATACGTTTCTAGGCGAACGTCTACGTATGCTAGACGAAGAACGATATCCACTTCATGTAGTAACTATTCAGGACGCAGAAGATGAACCGAAGCGTAGAGGACCTACTGACGTGGGGTGAAAACTGCAACGTTCGGTTGCGTGACACAGACATTTACTGCTTGCGCAACGAACATGGCGATGACACTCCTCACCAGAACGGGGACGTAACGTGGTGGAACAATCAGGTGAACTAGTTCAGCCGAAAGCACGTCGTCATCCTCTAGCAGCCTGCGAGACTTGTCCGCTTAACACCTCTGAATACGGATTCGTTCCTAGCTCTGGACCTGACCGAGCCAGGATCGCTCTAGTGGGTCAGAATCCTGGGCGAGCAGAGATTAGGCTAGGCAGACCATTCATTGGACCAAGTGGCAAACTCCTAGACAAGGTTCTGCAAGCCTACCGTCTGAGGCGAGATGAGATGTTCATTACGAACGCTTGTCTCTGCACGTCTAAGGACAACCCAAGCTTCACGCCTCCTCCGGGAGCGGTAACTGCTTGTCGACAAAGACTGCTAACCGAGCTTAGGCAGCACGGCGTCGAACAGATCGTGGCCCTGGGGAACACTGCAGCACAGTCGTTGCTGAGAACTAAGATCGGTATTACTCAGCTACGCGTAGGACCGTTCCGTGAGACAGACGACCTGCCAGATGTCAAGATCATTCCGACCTTTCATCCTGCTGCATGCGTCGATCCGGCTACGAAAATTCTCAAGGCAGACCTTTCATGGATACCTGCCTCTGATATCCAAGTAGGAGACGAACTAATAGGCTTCGACGAGAACAAGCCTCGCGAACCATACTCCCGGAGAGAATGGAAGCCTACTGCAGTCACGGAAGCTTACAATATAGTGACTTCTAGATACAGGATTACCCTAGAGAATGGAGATACTCTCACTTGTAGTTCGGATCATCTATGGCTCGCCTGGGATCCTAGTGACAGGTCAATGCATTGGATGGTTCCAGAGCGTCTAAAGAAACGACTAGGTCGAGCAACTCTACAACTGTTCATGAAGCCTTGGGAACTAGCTGAAGGATCATCAGCAGGCTATATAGCAGGGTTCCTTGATGGTGAGGGAACTATCCATCCTCAAGATGGTCTACAGTGGGGTCAGAACAACGGAGCCGTAGCAGACCATATAGTCCGACTGTTCAAGGAATACGAATTCGATATTCGCGTCAGCAAGGGATGGTCGGGAACTCACAAATATACAGGCAATAAGGAGTCAGGAGAATGCAGACATTATCACACGCGTGGACGTAGAGAGGGGTTGCGAGCAGTCGGAATGTTTCGACCCGTTCGTCTCCTACCTAAGGCTCGCAAGATATGGGAAGGATGGGGTGTCAGAGCTGATAAGGTACTAGTAACAAACGTCGAGAAGATCGAAGACGGTGTAGTTCGTGTCATAAACACAACTGAGCGAACCTATATAGCAGACGGCTACATGTCTCATAACTGCCTACGTGCTCCTGCTGCTTTCCCTTCGATGTGCAACGACTTCCAGAAGCTTGTAGTCGCTGCTCCTCCCTGGAAGAAGCCTAAGGTAGTCGTCATTGATACTGAAAAGGGAGCGCTCCGTGCAATAGCCATTTTGCGACGGAAGTACAATAAAGCCGTAGTTGACATTGAAACCGACCTAGATAAGGAAAAGTCGTTCGACCACCCGAGCAGGTTCGCACTGCTCTGCATAGGCATATGTGTACAGAAAGGTGTAGGCATTGTATTCGGAGAACGAGCCTGTAGATCTGAAGCAGTCCTCAAATCGATGGCCGATTGGCTGCGAGGTATTGAACTCATATTTCAGAACGGGAAATTCGACGTCAGTGGCTTGTATCCTAAGGGATTCACCGACCTTGTCATCGGACAAGACACCATGCTCAAATCCTACGTGCTGGATGAACGCTCGGGTATCCACGGACTGAAGTACAACGCCGTCGAGAAACTAGGTGCTCCCCGTTATGACGAAGATCTCGACCAATACACCGGAAAAGGGAAGAACAAGCGCTTCGGTAATATCCCAAGGTCTATCCTATACGAATACAACGGCTACGATGTCGTTTGCACCTGGGAACTCGATGAGTTCTTCGATGCCGATATCGACCGAGAAGATGGTCTACGCCTTCCGCCTATACGCGATCGCGCTGACGGTGAATGGTGGGGACTCCGACATCTGCATGACTTTCTATGCGAGGCTGCCACAGGGTTCGTCTACCTAGAACTCAACGGGTTCGCTGTAGACCTGACTTATAATCGTCAGCTGCAAAGAGAGTACGCAATCGAAGCTAAGGGCTACGAGCGTACTATGTTCAGGATAGCAGGAGAGTTCAACCCGAAATCGCCTATGCAGGTCAAGGCTGTTCTTCACGATCTGGGTGTCAAGATACCCATGAAGAAGAACCTCAAAGGTGACATGGTTGAAACTACCGATGCCGAAGCATTGACCTTGATGTACGAAGCTGCCAAAGCGCGTAGAGACAGAACTAAGTCAGGGAGAACAGCTCAGGCTCCGGGTCGTGTAGTTCTACAAGGCACGATCGATCATGGCGGCTCGAACCAGATCGGTCCTGAAGTCGTAGAGGTAAGTACTGAAGACAGCATCGTTACGTTTCTGGAGACGATGCTTAAGTACCGTAAGGTGGCTAAACTAGATGGTACGTATGTCACAGGACTCCGGAAATACGTTTACCGCGGTAGGGTTTATCCCACCGTAATGCTTCATAGTACTAGTACCGGAAGACTATCCCAAAAGAAGCCCTCGCTCCAGGTCATTCCTCGGGGTGATAAGCTGCGTAGACAGTACAAGGTCGCTAAGGATGATCACGTCCTTGTTGGTGCGGACTACGGTCAGCTTGAACTCCGAGTTCTAACCTGGCTAGCCCAGGAGCCATATTTTGCAGAAATCTTCCGTGATCCTTCTCGAGACCTGTTTGACGAACTACTTCCTATCGTTAGACCTGAACGATCATACAGACTAGCATCGGCTTCAGCTAAGGACAAGCGTATCATCGTTAAGGCCTTCGTATACGGTCTAGCGTACGGTCGTGAAGCCAAGTCCATTTCGGACGAACTAGATATTCCGCTTCGCGACGCACAAGCCATGTATCGTGACTTCTTCGTGGTCATTCCCCGAATCGTAGCCTTTCGCGAGAAGATCAAGTGGGCTGCCACGCACGGCGAAGATCTGATTACGCCTTTTGGTCGACGTCGTCGATTCAACCTCGTTACGGACGAGAACCTCAAGGACGTCCAGAACGAAGCCATGGCTTTCCTTCCGCAGTCTACAGGGTCTGATATCTGCGTTCAGGCCTTCATTAACCTGCGTAAGGAACTCAAGGGTGTCGCTTGGTGTCGTAATACCATCCATGACGCTCTGTACTTTGAGACGCATCAGGGCAACGTCGAATACGTAGGCAACCTAATGCGCCAGCGCATGGCAGAGTCCGCATACAGGATCTGCGGCGACTACGTACCATTCATAGTCGACGTAGAAGTAGGTCGCAACTGGGGCGACATGAATCATCTCGAAGAATGGCTCAAGGGAGAACGTCCCTATCCGTGTGCAGTCGAACTCTGGAAGCCTCCTATGTTTCAGGAATACGCAGCATGAACCAGTTCGAACGAGATAAGTCTGAGCTCGGATGGCGAGTAGCTATGGCGCTTTGGCTCGAGAATCGCACGACCGCTCCTAGGATCATTAATTGGCAAGACCCGATGCGCATCAGGAGTACGCGGCATGAGTAGCATACCAACTTGGCTCCTAGCTGTGCTACTTCTCAACAGCTTCCTGCTTGCCTGCATGACTCTCAAGTATGGCGGCTGGTTTCGTCGGTTCAGGGACTGGTATGAGAGCAGATAGGAGAGTTTCGTGATCGAGTACTTTATCTTCCCGCTAGTTTCCTTCGTAGCCATGAGCGCTCAGGATATCCTCTGCGTATGGATGGTTCGTGCAGAAGCACAGGGACGGTCCAGCGACGCAGGAAACTGGGACATGGCGGGCGATGCTTGTCGCATGGCCTGGCTATACTGCGGT